ATGGTCGCGGGAGGCCGGGATCAGTTTGTCTCGCACGCGAAGCGCCATTGGGTGGGACACGGGTTTACCGACGCGGAATTTCGGGACGCCTTTCGACTGGTCGAGGATCGGGCGGTGGAACTCACGCCCATGGAGAGGCAGTAATGGCAGATCCTACAGGTGGTGGTTATCAGCGAGTCGTAGAAGAAGTCGAGGTTGAGGAGACGCCTGATGCTGACACGACGCGGCAGGAAACAGTCGATGCGTTTCTGCGACTGGCCCATGAGCGGTTTCGGACGATTAACGATGCGGAGTCTGAACTGCGGCGAGACATGCTCGAGGATTTGAAATTCCGGGCGTCTGACCAATGGCCTGATCACATTCGGACGGAGCGCGACAAGGACAACCGGCCCTGTCTGACGATTAATCGCCTCCCGCAGTTTATTCGGCAGGTGACGAACAACCAGCGCGCCTCCAGGCCAGCGGTGTCGGTAAATCCGACCGGCAGTGACGGCGATCCGGAGATTGCCGACGTGCTCCAGGGTATCGTGCGGCACATCGAGAATCGCAGTGACGCGGACGTCGCATATAGCACCGCTGGTGAGCACCAGGTCACGATGGGGCGCGGGTATGTCCGGGTGATCACGGATTACATTGACGATGACCCGACGCGAATGGATCAGGAAGTGAAAGTCGATCGGGTGCAGAACGCGTTTTCGGTCTACATGGACCCTTCAGCGCAGAATCCGGATGGCTCGGATGCGCGGTATGCGTTTGTGGTGGAAGACTTGCCCAAGGAAGAGTATCGCTCTCGGTTTCCCAAGTCGCTGATGGCGACACTGAGTGAGTTTACGTCTACCGGGAACCAGACACAGGAGTGGATGCCGGAAGGCAGTATCCGCATCGCGGAATACTTTTATATCGAAGAAGAGCGTGAGCAGATGGCACTCGTGGAGACGATGGAGGGGATGCGTATTCGCGTACCACGGTCGGCGCTCCCAGTGGACGAGGAGACACTCGAGTCGCTCACGATTGTGGCAGAGCGCGAAGTCGTGCATCGCACGGTGAAATGGGCGCTTATTAATGCGGTGGAGATTCTTGAGGGCGATGACGCCAAAACGGACGGCGCGATCTGGCCTGGAAAATATATTCCGATTGTGCCGGTGATTGGTGATGAGATTAACATCAATGGCGTGAAGGATTATCGTGGGATCGTGCGGGACGCGCAGGATCCGCAGCGGATGTATAACTACTGGGTCTCAGCGGAGACTGAAATGATTGCGCTGGCCCCCAGAGCGCCGTTTGTGGGTGCGGAAGGACAGTTTGAGGGGCATCAAAAAAAGTGGGACACGGCCAATGTCAGAAATTACCCCTATCTGGAGTACAAGCCGACGGGTTTAAGCGGCCAATTGGCGCCACCACCCCAGCGACAGAGTTGGGAACCCCCGATTCAGGCCATGACCATGGCGATTCACCAGTCAGACAACGATCTGAAGTCCACGGGCGGCTTTAATGACGCGTCATTGGGGGTTCGCGGGGCGCAGGAGTCGGGACGAGCTATCCAGACCCGTCAACAACAGGACGAGATGGCGAATAGCCATTATCTTGACAATCTGGGACGCGCTGTGCGACAGGTGGGACGCATTCTCGTGGATCTGATTCCGAAGATTTATGACACGGCGCGTGTATTGAGAATTATGGGGGAGGATAACGAGCAGCGCAGCGTGGTGGTCTTTGCCGGGGAGGAGAATGAGCCGGCCCAGGAGCAGCCATTGCCCCCTGGTGTTGAGGGGATTTATGATCTGGGCGTGGGGCGCTATGACGTGACGGTGTCGGTGGGACCGAGTTTTCAGACGCGACGTCAGGCGGGACTCGATGCCATGGTGCAGTTTGTGCAGGCATACCCCAACGCGTTCCCCATGATCGGGGATCTGTTGGCGGATAATATGGATTTTCCTGGCGCGAAACAACTCGCGGTGCGTCTCAAGAAGATGTTGCCAGAGCAGTTGCAGGATGAGGTGGATCCGTCCAAGATGTCACCAGAAGTACAGCAACATCTCCAGCAACTGGAAGCGCAATTAAAGCAAGTGATGGAGGCGTATGAACAGGCGCAGGAGGCCATTAATACCGATCGCGTGAAGGAAGGCGCAAAGGTGAAGGTGAAGGAGATGGAACTCGCGGCGGATGCGGCGTCGCAAGAGCGTGATACGCAGGCGCGTCTCCAGTTGGAGCAAATTCGTCAGCAGGGTGAGAACGCACGCGCTCTGGCGCGAATTGAGCAGCAGCGCGCCAGTGAAGTCCTCCAGACGGAAATTGGTCGCCTAGAGAAGATGATCAATCGTAACGTGGAAGAGTCGAATCGGGAACAGGATCGATATGAGAATCAACTTAAGGGTGATGGACAGCCGCCACGCGCGCCTGCTGGATCTGCGCCTGGCGGGCCTCCACCCGGACCACCCGTACCCCCGATGGGACCACCCGGACCCCCGATGGGACCACCGCCAGGAGGCGGACTTGTAGAATGACGTTTACGAGTGAGGCTCTTTTCTGGCACACTGTAGGGAAAGGATGATAAGGACGTATGGCTGTCACAATTAGTAGCACCACCGATACGGAAGCGGATGTTCGCGCTGCGGCAGGGCATACGGCCACTGAGCCGGATCCTCAGGCAGTGCCTGTGGAAGAGACGCCTGTCGAGGACGCGGTTGACGCGACCCCTGAGATAGAACTGGCCTCTGAGTCGTTGTCTGACGAGGAGGATGCGCCTGAACCAGTTGAGGCGGTTGGTGAATTGGCGACAGAGGACGACGAGGTTGGTTCCGAGTCGCAGGATGCGGTCTCGACAGAGGAGGAACCAGAGGACGTGGCTGAGGCTGCGCCCAAGGAGGCACCAAAGAAAAAGCGTCGTCGTCGTGGGCGGTCTTACAAGGATCGGGCTAGTCAACTTGCAAGAGAGAAGGCCACGGAATCCGCGCGCGCCGATGCGTTAGCGGATGAACTGTCCGCGCTTCAATCGCGACAGAATGTGCCACCCCCTCCGACGAATGCTGATCCGATTCCTGAGCCTGGCGCACAGGATGTGACGATGCGTCCCGATCAGTCGAAGTTTGAAACGTATGAGTCGTTTCAGGAAGCCCTAGTTGATTGGAAGGTCTCTCAGCGCCTGTCGGCGCATGAGCGGGAGCAGTCCGCGCGTGTCGAAGCGGAACAGAAGCAACAAGGCCGACGTAATGTCGTCGCTGCGCACACTGCGCGAATCGACGCATTTCGCGACGCGAATCCAGACTTCGACGCCGTCATTAGTAAAGCAAAAGATTTGCCTGTGACTCCTCCCATGCAGGACACCGTTCTTCACTCCGAACACGGACCCGCGTTGATGTACCATCTGTGCCAGAATCCGGAAGAATGCGATCGGATTGCACAGATGCATCCGCGAGACGCGATCAAGGAGATTGGACGGCTCGAAGCGCAATTGGACGTCGCTCGTTCGACCACTGGCCCGACGCCAAGAGCGGAACCCGTAACTAAAGCACCTCGACCGATCAAGCCGGTGGGGGGAGGTGTGACAGCGTCAACGGTACCGCTGGATCAGATGAGTTATCAGGATTACAAGCGCGCACGAGAGCGACAGATTGCTTTTGCTCAGGGGCGCACCTGACCCATTGCTGGGAGCTCATCACTAGGCCAGACGTGCCGTGACGCACTATTGAAAGCATAGTGCTATGGCAAACACACTGTTAACTATCTCGATGATTACGAGGGAAGCTCTGCTTGTCCTCGAGAACAACCTCACCTTTACCAAAGGTGTGAATCGTCAGTACGACAGTCGATTTGGCGTCGAAGGTGCCAAAATCGGAACCGTGCTGAATGTCAGAAAACCCCCACGGTATGTGGGTCGTACGGGAACCGCAATTTCAATCGAAGACGCGACAGAGACACAGGTGGCGGTGACACTCGATACGCAGTTCGGTGTCGATATCACGTTTACCTCTGAAGACCTCGCGTTGAAGATTGACGACTTTAGTAAGCGGTTCATTTCTCCTGCCGTGGCAACGGTGGCGAACAAGATCGATCATGCGGGGCTCGCGCTGTATAAGACGGTCTATAACAGCGTAGGCGTACCTGCAACGGTTCCGAGCGCACTGTTGACCTATCTGAAAGCTGGCGTGAAGTTGGACGAAAACGCTGCGCCAATGGACGGGCAACGGTCAATCTGCATTACGCCAATGATGCAGGCGACGATTGTGGACGCGCTGAAGGGACTCTTTCAGCAGTCGGCTGCGATTGCGTCACAGTATCGGCGTGGGCAGATGGGCACGGCGATCGGCCTGGATTGGTTCATGGATCAGAACTGCAACACCCATACCGTGGGTCCACAGGGCGGCACGCCGTTGGTGAACGGGTCGACTTCAAGTGGCGCGACCACGCTCGTCACAGACGGCTGGACGTCCTCTGCGGCGTCCCGACTCAAGGAAGGCGACATTTTCACCATTGCTGGTGTGAACTCGGTCAATCCACAGTCGCGTCAGTCCACTGGTTCTAAGCAGCAATTCGTGGTGACTGCTGATGTGAGCTCGGATGGATCGGGTAATCTGACAGCGGCCATTAGCCCAGCGATTACCAGTAGCGGGGCGTTCCAGACGGTCGATGCGTTGCCAGCGGATAACGCGGCGCTGGCCATTATAGGAGCGGCGAGTGCGCAGTCGCCACAAGGGATCTTGCATCACAAAGATGCGTTTACCCTGGCGATGGCTGATCTTCCGTTACCACAGGGCACGGACATGGCGGCTCGTGTGAGCGACCCTCAACTGGGGATGTCGATTCGTATGATCCGTGATTACGACATCACGACGGATAAATTCCCGTGCCGTCTCGATGTCCTCTTTGGATGGGCTGCACTCCGTCCAGAGTTGGCGTGTCGTATTCAGTCCTAGCCAGTTAGTTGGCGGAGAAATAACCGGGAGGGGAGTTCGCTCCCCTCTCGGCCTCTTTTTACATGGGGAGGATAGTAATGGCACAGGGGCACGGATCGTATCCAAAGTGGGTTTATTACCGAACAAAATCGGGCGACCTCGGGAGTCACATCGTGCAAACGCCTGACGGACTCAAGACGCTGCCCGCAGGTTGGGCGGAATCTCCGGACGGCGTATCGCGTGTCGCGTCGAAGTCGGACGATAAGCGAAGGCAAGTCATACGACCATCACGGAGGTAAGCGGTGACTGCGAACGACTTAATTGGGCGCACGTTGCGGTCGATTGGCGTCTTGGCGTCTGGTGAAACCGCGACCAGTAATGAGGTATCGGATGCGCTGACCATCCTCAACAATATGGTCGACACCTGGGGGACGGAGCGACTTACCATTTATACCGTCGCGCGCACGGCCTTCAATCTGACCTCGTCAACACAGGATTACACGATTGGCTCTGGGGGCACGTTTAACATCGCGCGTCCGGTGTGGATTGTGGCTGCGAGTATTATTCCCGACCGAGGGGCCGCGAGTGCGCAACTCGTGGAACTCCCGATCACAAATGCCCTCACCGTGCAAGAGTGGCAACAGATCGGCATTAAGGGCACCACAAGTACGTATCCTACGGCGTTTTATTACGACAAGACGTGGACAGCGGGACTTGGGCAGATTAGCGTGTGGCCGGTGCCGGACAACAGCAATGCGCAACTGGTGCTCTATACGCCCACGGCGCTGACGCAGTTTGCCGATCTCACGACGGCGTATACGTTTCCACCAGGATATGAAGAAGCCCTGCGCTATCAACTGGCGCTGCGCCTTGCGCCTGAGTTTGGCGTGAATCTCTCGCCGGACATCCGCGCCCTGGCGTCACAGACGTTTGCTAATATCAAACGGGCGAATATAAGACCGACGGTCCTGGGGATTGACCCGGCGTTACGGGCCGATGGAGGTCGCTATGACTGGCGAACGGATGGGTATCGGTAAATGCTGACATTTCCGGGATTTGTGGGACCGAGTTATGTGTCGCAGAATCTGCGCGCTGCCGATCAGGTCTGCATGAATTGGTATGTCGAGCAACTGGAGGTACCGAACGAACCGTTTGGGTCAATGTTGTATCCCACGCCTGGATGCGCCACGTTAGTGTCTGCTGAAAATGATGAGTCGCCAGTACGCGGATTGACTGAACAAAAAGGCCGATGCTTTACCGTTATCGGTGAAAAATTTTATGAGATTGACTCAGATTTTGCGTTGATCGGTTCGGGATACGGAACGGTCGTCCGAGACGCCAATCCTGCCAGTTTTGCGGGAATCGATCTCACTGGCAGTCAGTTGTTTTTCGTCTCTGGAGACAAGGGGTATCTCTACGCCTTGGGCGGAACGTCAATTACTCAGGTTATTTCGTCAGGGGCGACACAGGGCGCGTTTCTGGATGGGTTCTTTCTGGCGTTGGACGGCACGACGTCCACGCTAAAAGTGTCGGCGTTGAATGACGGGACGACGTGGGAAGCGTCGCAGATTGCGCAACGAACAGCGGGATCGGATCCGTGGAAGGCGCTGGTGGTCGTCCATCGTGATATCTGGCTGTTTGGCGAGAAGACCTCTGAGGTCTGGTATAACGCGGGGACGTCACCGTTTCCGTTTGGCGCCATTCCGGGTGCCTTTCTCGAACAGGGGATTGTGGCCCCGTTTTCTGCAAAAGCCATTGGGAATACGGTGATGTGGCTTGGGAGCAGCGATGACGGCGTGGGCGTGGTGTATCGGGCTGACGGCTATAATGGCCAGCGTGTCAGTACTCACGCGGTAGAGTTTGCCATTCAGGGGTATACCCGCAAAGGGTTGTCGATTTCAGATGCGGTCGCGTTTACGTATCAGGAAGATGGGCACATCTTTTACGTGCTGAACTTTCCTGAGGCGAACGCCACATGGGTCTATGACATGGCGACGCAACTGTGGCATGAGCGTGGCACCTGGGATGTGAACAAAACGATTTTCACGGCGTGGCGTCCTCAGTATCACGCTTATTTCAACAAGAAACATATTGTGGGCGATCGAAGCCTTGGCACCCTCTATGACATGTCGGTTGATAAATTTACCGATGCGGGGGGTGGGCCACTGCGTCGGGTGCGTCGGACGCCGCACCTGAATATCGACAATGATTATGTCGTGTATGACGAGTTTCAGGTGGAGCTACAGACGGGGCTTGGACTGAGTGCAGGACAGGGCAGCGATCCGCAGGCGATGTTGCGATGGAGTGACGACGGGGGCGAGACCTGGGGAAATGAACACTGGGTGTCGGCAGGTGCGCGTGGCAATTATGGCACACGGGCCATTTGGCGTCGCTTAGGCCGTGGTTACGACCGCGTGTTTGAGCTTGCGGTGTCGGACCCCGTTCCGTGGCGACTAATGGGTGCGTACATAGGAGCGCGCAGACAGCAGTAATGGCCTTAGCTGAAGTTCCGTTTCGCTCGATGATGCTCACGGATATGCGTAATTTAATTACGCGTGAGTGGGTGCGGTATTTGCAGTCGATTGTGGACGTGGTGAATCTGTCCGCACGTCGATTGGCAACCGTGACGAAAACGTCACAGACCGCGAGCCTGAGTGCGACGGCCCTGGACACGGGCACACTGGATCCCGGCGTATACCGGGTGAGCTATGCGGCTCGTGTAACGACGGCGGCGACCACCAGTTCCAGTCTGACGGTGACCGTGGCATGGACGGATGGGTCAGTGGGCCAGACGCAGAGCGGATCAGCGATGACGGGAAATTCGACAACGACGCAACAGAACGACACATGGCTTGTGCATATTGATACAGCCACGACGATCACGTACGCCACGACCTATGCGTCAGCGGGTGGCACGGCGATGCAATACAGTCTGTATGTGCTGGCGGAGAAAATTGGGTAATGGCAAAGCCAATCGATAGCTATGACAAGGACTACGTCACAAGGACGAAAGCGCCTCTTGCTTCTACGAGTCTTAGTCTCAATTCGTTTAACTCGCAATCGCCACAGGCGACGAGTCAGTATGGCGCATCTATTAAGAAGATACGAGGAGAAGAAAACATGATTGTACCAGCGATGATGGGAGCGCAAGCTGGAGCGTCATTAATCAGCGGATGGCTCAATTCGCGTGCGCAAAATAAAGCAACAAAAGCACAGGGGGCGTCGAGCGCCCAAGCGATGGCGGCAGAGCGATCTGGAGAGTTGCATAACCGGAGGATGCAGGCGCAGGAGCAGCAGCAAAACTTTCCAAGGCGTCGTGTGGCCAATGCCGCGTTGCAGTGGGGATTGAAGGATACGGGCGCGCTGGAAGCGGGGTATTTTAATTATCGTCCGGAGACATGGGATGCCGATTACGTCGTAAATGCAGACGATGGGCGTCTTGCGCGCCAGGTGGAGATCGGGGATCAAGCGGGCAATGCCTTTACGTATCTGTCCCCTCCTCAAGGCGGGGGCGGGAACCAATCTTGGCGAACACAATACGACCCGAAACAGCATCAGGAGATTGAGGGATTTTTAGGGAGTAATCCCGGTGATGAGTCTCGGATTGGGTCGGCGTTGGGTTTTGGCAAGATTGGCGGATCAAGCGGGTCGACTATGGGGTCGTTGGTGGCCGGGAATAGGAATAACAGCGACCTCGTCAGGCGTCCC